TACCGGTCTTGTACGGGGTTCTGCCGCCTTCGGGGACGGTGATCCGCACCTGGTTGAGCACGGGGAGTGCCGCCGCCCGGGTTGCGGCCTCGAGCGCCGGGCCTTTGATGTCGTCGGCGAGTTTACTAAATGCCTTCGCGAGGTCGTCGCCACCCCGAACGACAATACCGGGATCGCTCATCGGAGCCACCCCCCGGATGCGAGCGCGGTGAAAAACGCGACAACCATTGAGACGATCGCCGCAAGCGCGCCGTCTCTCCCGGTCTGCGAGTCCTGTCGCGCCTTGATCTCGTTGATCCGCTCGTCCTGCGCCTGGTTGGCCTCCTTGATCTCCCGGAGCGTGTCTTTGATCCACCGGACATCTTGCCGTGTCTCGTAGACCATCTGCCGGAGCCCGTCGTCCGTTCACCGCACCACCTCGCAGGAGAGTCGCGTCATCGTACTGAGCGGAGACTCGACGAGCAGGATGTCGTACGTCGTGCTACCGACGATCGCCCTGTCGCTCTCGACGATGTCCGGGTAATAATCCTGCAGGGCGATCGAGGTGTTGGCGACGACGTAGGTCTGGTTCGGGCGCTTGATCTCCCGGCCCTTGAGCGGCATGACGTTGCACGGTACATCGGTGTGCCGGTCCGTCCAGGTCTTGACCGCCTGCCCGTCGGCGTCCACGGTCTCCGTGAGATACTGGACGGTGCAGCGGTCAGGGAAATGGCTCTCCAGCGCCCCCATGAGCCGAGGGTCGACGATGCCCCGCATCAGATCAACCCCCATGAGTCGGGAGCGATGATCGAGCCCGGCCCGGGGATGATGTCGATATACTCATCATCCTCGGCCGCCTCGGCNGCTGCCCGGGACCGGAGGCTCTCGGCCTGCTGATGCAGCGCGTTGGCGACTGCCTGCCCGTTTGTTTTCAGGCCGTTGACTTCGACGTACTTGAGGATCAGGGCCTGTGATGCGGCGATCTGGTCGAGTGCGTCTGCGGCCGCATATCGGACGTTGCCGTTGTTGAGGTCGAGGAGGGCCTCGATCTCCTCATCGCTGAAAATCTCATGGTCAGGGTCGCGGTCGGTGGAGAGCTGTCGCACCAGGCCAATCGGCGTCCCGGGGATGTAAGTAAACGTCACGGTTTCGGCTCCTTGAGGCGCCGGGTCTTCGGCCGCTCGCCCAACGTCTTCATGAGGGCGATGATCTCATCGTTCTGCTGCACGATCCGGGCGAGGTAGGCGTCTGTCGCGGTTACCGGGTGCGGTAGGCTGTCCATGTCAGATCACCCGGAAAAAAGGGGGTTAGGACGATCCCGCCCCGGTGGATCCCACGGTGAAGCGGTAATCTCCCTGCCGCCCACCGAACACTGCCCGGACCTTATACTGGATGCTGTCGGTGTCGAAATCGCCGTCAAATGCGCTTGCGGCGGTCCCGGAGAGCCCGATCGCGTTGGGGCTCTTCATGAAGATAGCCGGCGCTTCGTGCCCGCGAAGGTGCGCGACCTCGACGGCGGCCCGCCCCTCTGCCGGGTCGGCGAAGAGGTACCACTGCGTGGCCCCGTTTGCGGTTGATGCGATGATCGGCGCGTAGGGAAGAACCACCGGTTTGAGCCCGCCGGCCTTGATCCAGTTCGCGGTCTCGATCTCTTGTTCGGAGGACCCGCCCCCAGTCAACTTCGCCTTGATCGTGAGCGCGTTGACGATGTTGTTGGCGGTCACTTCGAGCGCCGGAGGCACTGCAAGGACGGTCGGCCGGTTGAGGATCGGCTCACCCCCTGCGTCGGTCATCTCACTCATCGCGGCAAAGCCCGCCTGCACTCCGGCGACGGAGAGCGGATCGGTGAGGAGGTTGCCGTGCGCCGAGGAGTAGAGCGTGCTGTCAGGGCCGTTAGGGCCGACGATCAGGCTGGTCGCAAACTTCTCCTCCGTCCGCGCGGCTGCCCGACCGAACCGCTTCGGGATGTCGGCAAACGCGCCCATTGCGTCGTTCTTGATCATCTCCCAGGAGAGCGGGATCCGCGTCCCGTATTTCTTGACGCGGAAGGTGGTCTTCGACTCGGTGAGGTGGGTCGCCGGGTATTCACTCTGCTGCCCGACCTCCGGGAGCGTGCCGTCGCCACCCGCGACCTCATAGCGAGCCGCGTCGCGGAAGTCCGGGACGGTGCTCACCATCGCCCAGTCGCGGTAGGATGTCGGCCAGGCCTTGTATGCGCCGACCATGACCTGCTCCAGCGCGACACCCATCAGGAGGGGGAAGTCGCTGGTACCCATCGCTTCGGCGAGCCGGTTGATCCCGACGTCGCCCCGGCTCGTGGCCTCTACGAGGTCCAGGGCGCGACAGACGCGGTTCATGAGGTCGGCTTTGTTTTCTGCACGGGCGAGTGCCCGACTGACCGGAGTTCCTGCCTCCGCGAAGAACTGCTTGATCGACGCATCGGTCACATCGACGGTTTCGAATACCTNGTCTATTGTCATGTTCAGATCCCTCCCTTGAGGGCGACGGGAATCGTCGCGACGACCGCATCGGTCGCACCCGCGGCGATCGCTTTGAGCGCGACGCCGAACTCAGCGCCCGTGGTCGCGTTGGCGTCGATGATTGCGGGCGTCCCTCCCGACGGGGCGGTGTAGTACACTTTGTCCCCTACGCCGATCGCCTTATTCGCGGTTCCGTCGTGCCCGGTGACCTCGAGATTATATACCCCAGTCACCCGGACGGGGGCGTTGCCTGCCGCGTCACGGTCCTCCATCGCGATGCCTGCAATGGTTCCGACGACGACCGGATCGCCACTCTTAGTACCCTCCGGGACGGGGAGCGGGATCGCGTTGCCCGGATAGTAGACTTCGTTTTTTGCCATACTCAGAACCCTCCAAATGTTTTGATTCTCTCTGCAAACGCCTTCTCCGCCTCTTCGAGCGTCATCTCGGTCGGAGCGCCCGCGCCCATCCCGGAGACCTTACCGGCGCCGAGATTCGCGAGATACTCGGCCTCGNTCTTGATGGCGGCCTCGATCTTCGCGGCGTAGGCCGTCTCGTCGATCTTGCCGTCCTTGNCGACCGGGTCCTTCGCGAGCGCCTCGGCAACCCGCGTCTTCGAGATCTCCGGTAGCGTTGACGCCTTGACCTTCGCCTCGACGAACATCCGCGCCTCGATGAGGAGTAGTGCCTCCTTGAGCCGGGCGTTCTCCGCCTTCGCCTCTTCGAGGGCCTTCTCGGTCTCGGCGAGTTTCTTCTCCTGCTGTGCCTGCGCCTCCTTGCGGGCGCTGTCGTTCTCGATCTCCATCCGGAGCGCCTCGATAATTTCGGGGTGTTCCTTGCGGAGCGATTCGAGCGTGAGTCTCGGTGTAGAGGTTGTTTCACCCATGCTGCTGTCTCCTGCTGTTTTTTGTTCATCTGTCGGTTCTTGGGGTCGGGCAGCCCGGAACGCCTCCGCGATCGCCCCGCCCCTGCCGGGCACGGTCACGAAATCGACCGAGCGGGCGGCGACGATCCGGGTGATGATGTCACCCTTCTTCCCCTCCGCCTCGCCCGGCTTGCTCTCGCCCCACACGTAGTGGGAGAGCCCGATGTACGGTCCCATCTCGGCGACGGCGTCGCGGTAGGGGGAAAACACCTTCGCCCGGGCATAGACTCCGGGGCCTTTTGGCCCGTGCTCGTCCCACCGGGCGTCCTCGGTCAGGACGCCGGCGAGGTCGCGGAGGTCGCGCTCCGGCCGGTCCTTTTCGTCGGCTTTGCTCGGGTGGTTCCAAAACATCTGGGTCCCGGCCGCGTAGACTCGGGCGTTGACCGCCTGCTGCAGGACCTCGCGGGAGTAGTAGCCCGATGAGCCCCACCCAGGGTCGATGATCTTGATGGGGATCGTGCCATTGTCGTCGGTCTTTGCTTCGATGAGCGGGACGACGTCCGCTACAAACTCCTTCATGTCGTTTGTCACACTCTCCATCACTCCACTCATGTTGTCGGCCTCCNGCGGTACAGGGTGGCGCACCGACACCCGGGGAACCGGGGAGGGTGCTGGTGGCCGGACGGGAACAGCTGGTCGACCGGGATCCAGCCGACGGCCGCGTTGGCGATACAGCCATNGGAGACTCTCTCGTCACCTACCGTCGACCAGGACATCTCCATCACCAGGCCGACGGCCGTCATCTCGTCGATGACCAGGCGGTTACCGATCTCGTACGCCTCGGCCGCTTCGGTGACGGCGATCAGTTCCGCCCGGTTGCGGATGTGTGCCTGTGGTTTCCCGACCCCGAACTCGTCGTATTTCGCGACGATCTGCCGGGCGACCTGCTGGTAGTTGTAGCCGTCCTCCATCCCCTGCGTGATGATCCGGGCGATCTC